CTTCTGCCAGCTCTGGTGGCATGAGTTTGCCGTTGATAAAGGTCAATACTGCGTATCCAGCTCTCCAGTTGACCGGGTTGTTTTCTGTGTACGCAAACTGGTTGTCCTTAATACAGGCCATCGTTCCAGTATCTACCCCATATCGTGTGCCGGTGTAGTCTGTCCAAGGGGTTATCTTGAGCGAGTGTAGGTGGCCAGAGACAAAGCTCGTGCCTGACTTCATCGTGTTGTTGTAGACCGCATGGACTCCGTTGTGCCAGCGGTGTTTAATCATGCAAGTCTGGTTAACCATGATTGACCAGTACCATTTCCAATGAATTGTGTGGTCAGCAATATCAAAACCCTTGATGCCCTCGTACTGTGGGAGGATGTTAGACAGCTTGCCTGAGAATCGTAGGTCATGGTTACCAATCGTAATCATTAGCTTACAGCCAGCCGGTCTTACCTTTTCAATATCTCCGAGTCTTTCTTGGATCTCATCTAACTCTTCTTTGACTGTAGGGCCTTTCTGCCAGCCAATGCGATGATGTTGTGAAATACTAGCAAAATCAGCTATATCACCATTAAGAATCACAATCTTTGGTTTCAGATACTTTACAAATTCAACAAAACCTCGGTGAGCTGTCGTAACGTACTCTGGGTTGTAGTGGCAATCAGAGCCAACTAAGATGACACCATTGTCAATGGTGACGTTAGCTTGCATCTGCTCATCAGGAATATAAATCTTAGGCTGGCCAGAGGGTGACAGAGCCTCTAGAATAATGCCATATTTATTTTCTATTATTCTGCGCCTCTTCATAACATTGCGATTGCTAAGACCAATAGCTAGGCTCACCTTTTCAGGGGATTGGTGTTCTTTCCAAGCCGCAATAAATTCTTCGTCACTACACGCTTTTCGTACCATGACATACCTTATAATGATAAAGTTAGCTTATATTAACTGAAAAGTGTTAAAAATCAATGGCTAAAACAAAAGAGATGTCAAGTAAGCAGATACCGACTACTGGTATTAGCTTAGATTTTTCCAAATCCCCAGAGGTTTATAAGTTCCTAACGAGCAATGCATTCGTGCGTGGGATGATGGGTCCAGTAGGGTCTGGCAAGTCATATGCTTGCGCTGCTGAGGTGTTTATCAGAGCCATTCAGCAAAAGCCCTCCCCTATCGATGGTGTCCGATATACCCGTTTTGTCATTGTACGCAATAGCTACCCCGAACTCAAGACAACGACCATAAAGACTTGGCAAGACCTTTTCCCAGAGAATACCTTTGGGCCAATGCTCTATACCCCACCCATTACCCACCACATCCGACTACCGGCAAGGGATGGAGCTGCGGGTCTCGATTGCGAGGTAATCTTCTTAGCGCTTGACCAACCGAAAGACGTTAGAAAGCTATTATCCCTAGAGCTAACAGGGGCATGGGTTAATGAGGCACGAGAGTTGCCCAAAGCTGTAATTGATGGCCTTACACACCGAGTAGGTAGATACCCTACCAAGCGAGATGGTGGTGCGAGTTGGCATGGCATCTGGATGGATACCAACCCAATGGATGATGACCATTGGTGGTTTAGGATGGCCGAGAAAGAAAAGATGACAGGACCATATGCTTGGAAGTTTTACAAGCAACCTGGCGGGGTTATTGAAGTCGGCAAAGACGATCTGCCCGAAAACCCAGAGGCCAATGACTGCATCTTCTCAGCGGGTAAGTGGTGGCAGTTAAACAAGAGGGCTGAAAACGTAGCCAATCTACCGGCTGGCTACTATCAGCAGATGCTGTTGGGTAAGAATCTAGATTGGATCAGATGCTACGCAGAGGGCAAATATACCTATGTCCAAGAGGGCAAGTCGGTTTGGCCTGAATATGACGATAACATCATGTCTGGAGAGACAATTTTGGACAACTCTGTGCCGATCCAGATTGGTCTTGACTTTGGTTTAACTCCCGCTGCGGTGATTGGTCAGAGATTGCCTAGCGGTAGGTGGCAAGTAATTGACGAGATTGTTACCTTTGACATGGGATTGGAGCGCTTTGGCCACCAACTCGTGGCTGAAATCAACGCAAAGTACCCAGGAATGCAAGTATTGGTGTGGGGCGATCCAGCTGGTATGGCTAGAGATGCGATCTATGAGGTAACGGCCTTTGACTTTTTAAGGACTCTTGGCCTCAAGGCACAGCCAACCCCATCAAACGACTTCAAGGTTCGCAGAGAATCCGCTGCTGCGCCCATGCAACGTCTTATTAACGGCAAGCCGGGGCTGATGGTTGACAGTAAATGCAAGTTATTACGCAAGTCTCTAGCGGGTGGATACCATTTCAAGCGGGTATCAGTTGGCTCTGGTCAAGAGCGTTTTAGGGATAGCCCAAACAAAAACGAACACTCCCACGTTGGCGATGCCTTTGGATATCTCTTGCTCGGTGGCGGTGAATATAAGCGGATGACTCGACCAGGAGACGTGTCATCAAGAACATATGTAGCCCAGACTGTGGCCAACAGCGACTTTGATATATTTTCAAGATGAAAGTGACTATACCATACGAGGTATTAAACGAGGAGATGCATCCCAAGAGAGGGGTGTTCTATCTGCCATTCGTTATTGACCACTTTGACCAGCTCGATACCACCCAGCCAGAGCTGTTGGCTGTGGCTAGGGGCTATGACCTCAGATCCATGATATATAGCCAATCCATGCTTGGTGCAGCGGTTACCGCTTTCTACCGCAATAAGCCGATAGCCATATTTGGAGTTGTATTCTTTTGGGGTGGGGTTGGCGAGATGTGGAGCATCTTTGACAATCAGGCTAGAGAACACCCAGCATCCATGCTTAGATGTGGCAGATCCTTTGTAGATATCGCAACCAGATATCTCAACTTGCATAGATTGCAAATAACTGTTAGAACTGACGATATTCGGGCAATACGTTATGCGAAAGCATTAAGGTTTGAGACCGAAGCGGTTTTAAAGATGTATGGCCCTGACAAGGTGGATTACTTACTAATGACGAGGTATTAAATGGGTGGACTATTTGGTGGATCTCCAGATACCAGCGGTGCTGAACGAGCAGCTGCTGAGACTAAAGCAGAGAACGAAAAGATTAGGGCGCAAGCTGAAGAAGAAAAGCGACAGCTCGCAGAGCAAAACGCAGCTCGTGCTAAAGCAAGAGTTCGTGGTGGTAGCCGTATGTTGCTATCCGATACACGTTTAACCCCAGAGACAGGCATTCAAACGCTTGGCTCTAACGAAATGAAAGTGAGCTAATCATGGGTGGAGTATTTAGCGGTGGTGGTGGCGGTGGAACAAAAGCTCCTGAGCCAAAGCCAGAGCCAGTAGTTGAGAAGCCAACACAGGCACAAGAAGAGGCTGGCGCAAGAATGCGTGGCGCAAGACGTAGAGGCCGTCAACTCCTTTCTGATTCACGTCTAAACCCAGAGATGGGTATGCAAGAAACTTTAGGTGGAGGGAATAGCCTTGGATAATAAAGCGAAGATGCAAAAGAAAGTAGCTAAAGTCATGCGTGAATACAAGGCTGGCGGTCTACATTCTGGTAAGGGTGGCCCAGTTGTCAAATCTCAAAAGCAAGCCGTTGCAATTGCAATGAGCGAGGCTGGAATGGCTAAGAAAAAATGAAAGAAGTCTGGGATAAAGAAAGACCAAAAGGTTTAGGCAAGCCTGAGAAGTTGTCTCCCATGCAGAAGGCTGCTGCTAAAGCGATGGCCAAGAAAGCTGGTAGACCATATCCAAATCTTGTAGATAACATGAGAGCATCTAAAAAATGAAAGTAGAACTATCGTTTGAGTTTGGCGAAGACCACAAAGGCATGGGCGAAGAAGAGAAAAAGCCTATGGAGTTGACTCCTTTCCAAAAGAAAGTGGCTAAGATGCTTGCTCAAAAGGCTGGCCGTTCTAAGCCAAATGATGAAGATTTGTACAAAGCATCCGAGCTAGAGGATGAAGAAGACTAATGGCCATACTTGTTGAGCGTGAGTCGCTTACTACCAAATCTCGCCACGTTTCTCCAAGCTACGTTGATAAAGATAACGTACAGACTCTTGCGAGTTCGGATAGACCATTCCCAATCGTTGATATTAATCATTTAAGACTGCATGAAGGTCGCGCATTTAAAGCATATCGTATTTATCCAAGTGCAACAAAATTAGCAGATGGAGCAAGTTGCAATATAGCAATTGCATGGGCTAGTGGTGTATATGCACATATATTGGTGGATGCAAGTTGCGGTGGTAATGCTGAACTTTATATGTATGAAGGTGCAACTGTATCTGGTGGCACATCATTTACGGCAGTTAAAAGAAATAGAACAAGTGCAACAACAAGTCAATCAGCAATATTGATTAATCCAACTGTAACAGTAACTGGAACTGAAATTGATGCAGAACTTGTTGCTGGTGGAGCTGGTAAAAAATCTGGTGGTGGTGGAGCTGGTTCTTTAGAAATAGTATTAAATCCATTAACAACATATTTATTTAGATTAACTAATGTAAGTGGAACTGCTCAAATGGCTGAATTATTTTTAGAGTGGTACGAATGACATTAAAAAAACATCAGAACCCAAGTGGTGGACTTAACGAGGCTGGGCGCAAATACTTTGAGCGCAAAGAAGGTGGCAACCTACAAGCCCCAGTTAAGGGTGGAACCAACCCAAGAAGGGTATCTTTTGCTGCTCGCTTTGGCGGGATGGCTGGTCCTTTAGTAGATGAGAAAGGCAGACCAACTCGCTTAAAGAAAGCGTTGCAAGCGTGGGGATTCGGTAGCAAAGAGGCAGCTCGTAACTTTGCAAATAGACACAAAAAGGATTGATATGGCTGAAATGATGAGATTAAAACCCGAAGACATCCTCAAGCGCCACGATATTGCGTTGCGTAAGAAAGAGGATTTTAGAGACCTATACGATGAGGCATATGAGTTTGCTCTGCCACAGCGTAATCTCTATGACGGGTATTATGATGGTAAGGTTGGCGGTGCTAAGAAGATGAATCGTGTGTTTGATGCAACCGCTATTAATTCGACTCAGCGCTTTGCCAACCGCCTACAATCAGGAATATTCCCGCCACAGCGTAAATGGTGCAGATTAGAAACTGGACCAGATATTCCAGAAGACCGCAAGGCAGAGGCCTCAGCAGCGCTTGATATCTACGCAGACAAGATGTTTGCAACTCTCAAGCAGTCTAACTTTGACATTGCGATGGGTGAGTTCTTGCTTGACCTAGCAGTTGGTACAGCAGTAATGATGGTTCAGCCTGGTGATGACACATCCCCGATCAACTTCATTCCTGTGCCACAGTTCTTAGTTGCCTTTGAAGAGGGCGCTAATGGTCAGGTAGACAATGTATACAGACGTATGCGTATTAAGGGTGAGGCAATCATTCAGCAATGGAGAGATGCCACAATCCCATCAGACCTACAGCAGAAGATTGACCAAAAGCCAACAGAAGACTTTGAGTTGATTGAGGCTACAGTATTTGATCCAAAGCGTGGTGACTTTTGCTATCACGTTATCCACAAAGAATCTAAGCAAGAGCTGGTCTATCGCAGACTCAAGAAGAGTCCTTGGGTAGTCAGCCGCTATATGAAGGTGGCCGGTGAGATATATGGCAGAGGCCCATTGATTACTGCGTTGCCTGATATCAAGACATTGAACAAAACACTAGAGCTAGTATTAAAGAATGCATCTTTAGCTATATCTGGTGTGTATACAGCTGCTGACGATGGAGTTCTTAACCCAGCAACTGTCAAGATTATCCCAGGAGCAATCATCCCTGTAGCCAGAAACGGAGGCCCACAGGGCGAGTCACTAAAGCCATTGCCACGAGCTGGTGACTTTAATGTGGCTCAGATTATCATGGGAGACCTACGAGGGAACATCAAGCGCATACTGCTAGACGAGAGTTTGCCTCCCGATAATATGTCTGCTCGCTCCGCAACAGAAGTCGTAGAACGTATGAAGGAGTTGAGTCAGAACCTTGGATCTGCATTTGGCCGATTGATTAATGAGACCATGATTCCGCTTGTATCTAAGATACTGCAAGTAATGGATGACAGAGGCATTATCGATATGCCTTTGCGTGTGAATGGTCTAGAGGTTAAGGTAGCACCAGTTGCCCCATTAGCCATGGCTCAGAACATGGAAGACGTAACCAACGTCATGCAGTTCGTGCAGATGGCTCAAGGCTTTGGACCAGAGGGTCAAGCAACACCTAAGATGGGCGAGATTACAGATTACATTGCAGACAAGTTAGGCATCCCAACAAAGTTGCGTAATGACTCAGCAGAGCGCCAATACAATCTCCAGCAGATTGCTCAACAGGCATCTCAGGTTGCCGAGCAAAACCCAGAGGCTGTACCCGAAATGCTGAAAATGGCTGGAGGCTAATAGATGAATGTTGACGGATGGGCTGGCTTAGAAAGTGTAGTTACAGATATTCGTGATGTTGACCAATCAATAGAAGACCTAAACAAATTATGCCTCCGAGTTCTCAGCTCAGAGGATGGCGAAAAACTAATGAAGTGGTTAAGAGCCACTTTGTTAGAGCAACCAGTTGCCTTGCCTGGTGCTGATCCTAGTTATGCTTTTTATCGAGAAGGACAAAACAGCGTGATTCGGGATCTTGAAGCAAGGATTAATAAAGCGAGGAAAATGTAAAAATGGAAACTACCGAAGCAGTCCAGCCCACAGAGGATGGTGGCCTACTGGACTCAGTAACAACTGAGGACAGCCAAGGTACAGAGCAGCAAAACCCAGAATCAACACAGATATCTCATTTAGCGGAGCAAGAGGATGACACTCCGCTAGACCGGCCTGATTGGTGGCCTGAGAACTTTTGGAAGAAAGACGATGCAGCCCCCGATCTTGAGGGCATAGCAAAATCGTGGATGGACTTGCGTAAGCAGATATCGCAAGGCAAACACAAAGCTCCAGCAGATGGCAAATACGATGCATCCGCATTTGGCGCAATTCCAGAGAATGACCCAGTTCGTAGCCACGTCATGGATTGGGCTAAAGAGAATGGGATATCGCAACTCGCCTTAGATAGTTTGGTTGGCAAAGTGGTTGGCATGAGTGCAGAGAAAGTAGAAACTGTCACTAGATCACTTGCTGAAGAAAAGGCAGCTCTTGGTCCTAACGCAGATGTCATTATTAAAGGAATGACGGATTGGGCTAGAGGCCTTGTAAACAAAGGGGTTTGGGGTAAAGATGACTTTGAAGAGTTTAAGTACATGGGCGGTACAGCCAAGGGCTTAAAGGCTTTGATGAAATTGCGTGAGACTTATGAAGGCTCTCGTATCCCCACCGAGTCAGTACCCATTGAAGGTGCGCCATCAAAAGATGAGTTGTACCAAATGGTTGGCGATCCTAAGTACAAGACAGATCCAGCCTACCGAGCCAAAGTTGAGCGAATGTTTGCTCAGAATTTCGGCTAAAATAAGGAATCTCCTCACGAGAGTGACCCTCCCCCCGGTGCAGTTTGCCGGGGGTTTTTTCATCAACATTTAGTAAAAATTAAAAATATGCAACTAGATGTTGTATTTTTTCTACAATTCTGCTAGAAACTCATTTAAGGCATACCATTTAATTGGCCCTTGATGCAGATTAATCTGACGATTGGCTACCGCAAGTAGCAAGCGTAGGCCCTGGCAACAGGCACACCAAAGCAAAAACCCAATTTATTTTTTACCTATTTAGGAGAAACACATGAGCATTTCATTATCTAATGCCTTTGTTACCCTCTTTGATGCTGAGGTAAAACAGGCTTTCCAGGGCAAGGCAATGCTGGTTGGTGCTGTTCGTCAGCGTAGAGGAGTAGAAGGTTCTACTGTTAAGTTTCCAAAAGTTGGCAAAGGTGTGGCTACCCCACGCATTAGTCAATCTGATGTAACCCCATTAAACGTAGCATTTTCAAGTGTAACTTGCACCCTATCTGACTTTAATGCCGCTGAGTACAGCGACATTTTCAGCCAGGCTAAAGTTAACTTTGACGAGCGCCAAGAGCTTGTACAAGTTTTGGGCAACGCTATTGGCCGTAGACAAGACCAGTTGATTCTTGATGCTTTAACAGCATCTAGCACCAGCTTGACTGTTTCTAACGATATCGGTGGTAGCGATACCAACATGAACGTAGCCAAGTTGCGTGAAGCTAAGAAGTTGTTGGATAAAAACAACGTACCTCCAGAGGGCCGTCATATTATCCTCCACGCAAATGGTTTGGCATCGTTGTTGTCTGAGACAGCAGTAACTAGCTCTGACTTCAATACTGTTAAAGCACTTGTTGCTGGTGAAATCAATACGTTCTTGGGCTTTACTTTCCATATCCTTGGTGACCGCTCTGAGGGTGGCCTAGCAGTTGATGGTTCTTTAGACCGCACTTGCTTTGCTTTCCACAAAGATGCCATCGGCTATGCAGAAGGTATTGCTCCACGCACCGAAGTTAACTACATCCCTGAGAAGACTTCGTTCCTCGTGAACAGCTTGTTCTCAGCCGGTGCAATTAACATCGATGATGAGGGTATTGTCAAAATCACCGCTCGTGAATCTTAATCTAAGGAGAGACTGATATGGCATATTCTGCTGATGGTTTAGTAACTGTATGTGCATCGAAGGCTGGTAATGCTCCATCGATGTATTTGTATAAAACTGCTGACACGCAAGCAACTGTAAATACCTCTGGGTATTTCAATGCAATCACGTCAATGGTTAAAATTGGTGACATCATTTTTGTTTACGACACCACAACCCCATCTTTAGTGCTGACTTATGTTCGTGCTAATAGTGCTGCTGGTGTAGTTGATATTGCTGATGGCACAACTGTAAGTGCAACCAATACTGACTAACAGTATTTAGTATCAAGGTGGGCTATTGCTGGCAAAACTGGCGATAGCCCATTCTTACATTGGAGATTTAAATGGCAGCTGGCGATACCGCATTATCAATTTGTTCTGATGCTTGCGTAATGTTAGGCGCAAAGCCTATCTCCTCATTTAACGAGGGAACTGATGAGGCATCGATTGCAGACCGCTTATATTCGGATATTCGCAATCAAGCCCTAATACTTTACCCTTGGTCATTTAGCTTTAAAAAGACCTCCATTGCTCGATTGGTAACAACTCCTACCAATGAGTACCGCTACGAATATCAACTGCCTGGAGACCGCTTAGGATCGCCCAGAGCAGTATATGACACAAGTGCTGTTGGCATCCCACCACGCAAAGAATACAGAATCATGGGCAGCAAGTTATTGACTGACTATGAAGAGGTTTATATTGATTATCAATATGCCGTACCCGAATACGATATGCCCAGTTATTTTGTGCAGTTGCTCAAATATATGATGACTTGGCATCTTGCTTTACCTATTACAGATCAGACCGAGAAGAGCCAGTATTGGCAGTCTGTCGCTATTGGATCACCAGCCGAGAATGGCAGAGGTGGATACCTAAGACAAGCCATGAATATTGATGGCCAAGGACAGCCAACAAACGCTATTAATGATTTCTCACTTATTGCTGTGAGGTATTAATGGCTCGCTTTGTCTCTATCCAGACAAACTTTTCTACAGGTGAGTTAGACCCATTGCTCCGAGCAAGGGTTGATTTAGCAGCCTACGCTAACGCATTAGAAGAGGCCACCAATGTGGTCTGTCAGCCACAGGGTGGCATTAGACGTAGACCCGGCACAAAGTACATTGCATCGCTACCAAACAGTAGCACAGAGTCAGCCGGTAACGGCACACGTTTAGTTGAGTTTGAGTTCAGCACATCTGATTCCTATATGCTTTGCTTTACGCATAATCGGATGTATGTATTCAAAAACAAGAATCAGATTACCAACATCAATGGCTCTGGCAACCCATACCTTGATACATCATCACTTGGGTTAACTGGCGCACGTTTAGCTAATATTGTATGGACTCAGTCGGCAGACACGTTAATTGTGGTTCATCCTGACATTAATCCAGTCAAGATTGTTAGGGGTGGCACAGATGCGACTTGGACAGGATCTGCTATTACGTTTGATTCCATTCCAAAGTATGCGTTTACAGCATCGTTTAGCAATCCAGCCGGTACGCTAACACCATCCGCTGTATCGGGCAAGATTACATTAACTGCCAGCTCTTCAGTATTTGTGTCTGGTAGCGTTGGCCAATACGTCAACGCATCTCCACAAGGTAGAGCCAAGATTGTTAAGTACACATCTGGCACGTCAGTTGATGCAATTACTGAGTTCCCATTTTTTAACACATCAGCCATTGCTAATGGCTCATGGGAATACGAATCAGGCTATGAGGATGTATGGTCAAGCGGTAAAGGCTGGCCACGCTCTGTAACATTCCATGAAGGCCGTCTGTACTTTGGTGGATCGAAGTCTCGCCCATCAACCATATGGGGATCTAAGGTTGGATTGTTCTTTGACTTTGACCCAACAGAAGGCTTAGATGATGATGCGGTAGAGGCAACTCTAGACACCAACACATTTAACGCTATTGTTGACATTATCTCTGGCCGAGACTTACAAGTGTTTACTACAGGAGGTGAGTTCTATGTTCCCCAAAATGGTCTTGACCCAATTACTCCAACGAATTTCTTTGTTAAAACAGCAAGCCGTAACGGCATTAAAGAAGGCATTCGGGTTCAGCAGTTAGAGTCTGGTACATTGTTTGTACAGAGACAAGGAAAGGCATTAAATGAGTTTGCTTATACTGATACGCAACTTACATACGTCACACAAAAGATATCGCTTCTTGCTGGGCATCTCTTACGGACTCCATCTCGCATGGCTTTGCGTAGGTCTGTGGCTACTGACGAAAACGACTTACTGTTAATTACTAATAGCGATGACGGCACAATGGCCGTATTCTCGTTATTAAGAGCGCAAAACGTAATCGCCCCATCAGAGTTCACTACAGTTGATGGATCCTTTGTTGATGTGGGTGTGGATATTTCAACCATCTACACAATAGCAAAGCGCAATGTAAACGGCACATTCCAATACTACGTTGAGGCTTTTGACAATGATTTATTAACAGACTCATCTAAAACTGGTGGAGCTGCTGCATCTGTCTCAATGAGCCATGTGGCTACAGAGACAGTTAACGTCATTCTTGATGGATCTGTACAAGCTAATCAAACAGTACCAGGCGGTGGCACAGTCACATTCCCACGCTCATCGGCTACAAAATACGAGGTTGGCTTACCAATCACAGTACGAGCTGTAACCATGCCAGTTGATCTAAAGCTACAGACAGGCACACGCATTGGATTTAAGAAGAGAATTGTTGAGGTTAACGCATTGGTTGCTAACACCCAACACTTAAAGATTAATACAATCCAAGTACCATTCAGAGCGTTTGGCGATATTCTTGATGAGGCAGTTGACGAATATACTGGCACAAAGACATTGCATGGCATATTGGGTTATACGACAGAAGGCAAGATTACAGTTGAGCAAGACGTGCCATTGAAGATGACCTTGCTCGGTTTAGAGTACAAAGTAGCAACACATCAGGGAACTTAATATGAGATTTTCTAGACAAGACCTTAAAAACTTTGATGGCCCAATCGGTGATCCATTTAATGGCCCAGCCGTAAACAAGCATATTGGACAGAAGTATCAAGACCCAGTAACAGCTATCGCTATTACATTAACAGCAGTTAGTGCAGCCGGATCAATACAAGCTGGTCAAGCTAGAAACAAGATGTATCAGATGCAAGCCAAGCAAGCAGAGGTTGAGTCTGACCGCAGAGCTGTTCAATACGAGTTACAGGCTAACGAGATACTTAGACGTACCAACCAAGCTAACGCAGCCGTAGTGGCTCGTGGCTTTGCTGGTGGCACACAGGGCTTTGAAGGATCTGCTGGATTGATACAGCAAGTAAATAATACTAAGGGTGGCAAAGAGTTTGTGCTTGCTTTGTCTAATGCAGATATGACAAAACGTAGTGGTCTTATCCAATCAAGCCTGTATCAAGGAGCTGGACAGATTGCTGAACAGGCTGGTTACTTTGATGCATTTGGTAAGTTAGGATCTGCTGGAATGTCATATGCAAAACTTGGTGGGCCTCCTAGCACTCCTAGCGCAAGGGTTGATCTAGCTGGCGCTGATTTTTAATTTAAAGAGATTAAAGTAATTATGGCTGAACTTCCACGCTACCAACCAACTGGCTATTTGCCAGCAGACGTTCCACGTCTAGACTTTGCCAACATCAAAGAGTCAGTTGCTATGACTCAAGGCATTAATGCATCATTAGATCGATTGGCTGGGTTTGCATTTAAAGAGGCTGCCGAAAAAGCCCAACGTGAAGGTTTGCAGTATGGCGCTGAGAATATGCCTAGCGCAGAGCAAGTAATGAGAGCAATGGAAGAGGGCAAAAGCCCATCTGAGTTATTTGCAAAGCCTGGCACAATATTTGGTGATGCTGCTAGAAAAGTACAAGCTGGCCAGTTGCGTAGCGAGTTAGAGGTTCTTGGCCGTCAAGAGTTGGCTAAGTTAAGCGCTACTGTAGAAACGGGAACATTTAACTTACAAGAAGTGCAAACCACAATTAAATCGTTAACCTCTGGATACGCTAGAGCAATTAGCGCTGTAGATGCTGAGGAGGGCTTAAAGTTCAGAAGCTCTATGGCTACTGCTGGTAATTCAGTATATGTAAAAGCAACTGAGAATTTTGCAAAGATTGTAGCCCAAGGAAAGATTGCTTTAGCTGATGATGCATTGGCTGCAACATCAACCATTATTGCTGACACCTTAAAATCAGAAAACGATCCAAAGATATTATCGGATCGCATTATGATTGAGCGTAACAGAATATTTGAAGTTGCTATGCAAACAGGAGATCCAGCGTTTGTTAAATCAACCAGAGAAGACTTTAATAAAAAAGTTCTCAATGCTATTGTTGATTACACACTAAGCCCTACATTTGCTGATACCCCATCCCAAGCAATTAAATTAATTGAGTCTGGTAACTTTGGTAAGTTGACAGAATTAATGAAAACAGTTGATAGGGATAAACTCAAAAAAGCATACATTGAAAGAGCTGGCGAAGAAGCTACTATGTGGGATCGTGCTAGTAAATTAAATGCATCAAAAAATGTTGATGAGTTAAATACTATTGAAGATAACCTATATGCTGGAAAGATTAGTGGTTCAGAGGCTTATAGACAATCCAAGGCATTAGGCATTACATTGCCAGACGAAAAGCGCAAGGCTTGGCTCAATGGTGATTTGGCTGGTGCTAATCCACAGAACTATGGCAACTTTGAGTCATTGGCTGACAGAGGTAAGTTGGGCGAAACTGACATAGATGGTCTTGCTAAGAATGGTCAGATATCTTGGAATCAAGCAAACAAATTAAAAAAGATTGCTCGTGGCAATGAGAAAGACATGGGTGCTGCTAGACAGTTTATTGACAATACTCTTGGTATTAATGATCCGCTATCGCCAGGCTTAGAGGATTCCAAAGCAAAATCATCTAGAGCCAAAGCAACATTAGCCCAACAGAAACAAGATGCCTTAAATGCTGGCTTGCCATTCAATGCTATGGAAGCAGCTCAAAATCTTGTTAAAGAGAAAGAGATTGCTGATTCTGTTAACGCAAAAGAAACAGCTAGGAAAAGTCTTGAAAGCATATCCAAAGAAAATGGTCTTGAGTACAAAGAGAATTGGACTGATGAAGATTTAAGACGTGCTGGTATTAAGAACGAAGATGTGCGTAAAAAGATTATGAGACAAGTAAGGGCTATTCAAAAATGATTGACCAACGATTCATGGATGACTTGGCTAAAGACTCTGTCTTGCCAACCGAGATGCCTGTAGAGGATACGATGTTGGCTGCTGGTCCAGTAACGTCTGACGTTCCACAAACTGGGGTTAGGCTTGGCAGAGCTGGTGTTACTCCTCAACAGTCAGCAAGGGCTGGTGGTTTAGACAAGCCATTAATTGCTTTATTGGATACTTTGGCTGGCGCTATGCGTGGCGCTACAGGCGCTGCGATTGGATTGCCTGGAGACATCCGCTCTATTGTTGACTTGATTAATCAAGAGGGCGCAGAGGCCGTAATGGGAAAGCGTATGTTCCCAACTTCTGAAGAGGTTTTGCAAAGCAATACATTGCCACAAGTTGTACCAGCTGGCGCACCAAATGCAGCAGAGCGCCAAAAGACAGTTGACGTAGCACAGGCTGTTGGAGAGTTCTTGCCAGCACCAGGATTGCTAGATGCGCCAAAGGTAATTAAAGGTGCTATACAAGCCACCAAAAATATGCCAATTGGTTTAAGCATTCAACCAGTTGGAGAACTTGGTGATGCATTATTGATGGCCGTAAAAGTTGGTGATAAAGAATTAAAAATACCAGGAGATAAGGCAGCTGTATTGCAAAAGGCAATTAAGAATTTAACTCCAGAAGAGCAAGGAAAATTGCGTACAGATACAGCAATAAAAATGGTAGACATATTAACAACTCTTCCAAGCACAAAAGAATTTGCAGCTGCCGCAGTTGGTGGCATTGCTAAAAAAGGATGGTACGAAGGATCAGCAAAAGCAATCATTGAAGTATTTGGTCAAGATGCGCCAAGATTTGCAGCCTTACTTTCTGCAACAAGTCCACAAACAAGTGTTGAGTCAAATTTATATAACGCATTACAGATATGGAGAAACTGGACAGCAGCTGGAAGACCACAGGATAGAGAATCAATTATCTCTGTTATGGGTCAAAGCGTTCAAGGTAGCAAAGGCGAAGAGTCTGTATTGGATGCATGGAAAAATAACTCTGTCAGAGCGCTTACCTCAGAGGATCCATCAACACTAGTATTGTCTGGTCCAAAAGTTGATTCGTTTATGAAAAACTTGCAAGGCAATGTTGAGCAAGTTACTAACGATGCATGGATGGCATCATTCTCTTTAGTAGACCAAACAATATTTAGTGGAAGTTTAACTAAAACAGATGCTGGTAAAGGGCCTGGATATTTAGCAATGAATGCTAGGGTTCGGGATACAGCTAAATATTTAACAAAGCTAACTGGCGAAACATGGACCCCAGCAGAAGTTCAAGAAACCATTTGGTCATGGGCTAAGACTTTATATGAAAAAGCCAGCGATGCCAATGAAACTAGGTCTGCGTTACAATTGATTAAAGATAATGCAATTACAGATGATTTGATAGCATCAACCCCTGACTTTAGGACACTATTTTATGATGAAAGATATGCCCCAATCCTCGAACAAGCTGGATACAAAGACCAGCTCGATAGACTCCGTACAGCTACTGCAACAGATAATGCTGGGTCAGGAGTCAAAAAACCCAGATCTAGCAGCGAAACAAGCAAGGCTCTTGGAAGTTCTCAAAGCAAACTCCTCGAATCAAATGCCAAGCGCCTAGATAAGCTAAGGCTCAGTAGAGAGCAAGCCTCAGCAGAAAATGCTTTAAACAAACAGACAGTTGAGGGAGCAGAGTAATGTCTATAAAGCCATTAAACGAGCGCTTAGATGAACTCTCCACAGTAGAGCAAGATGTTGCTGCTCTACCACCAGAATCCGAGCCAGTAGACCCGGTAGAGTTAACAGACCAGAATCCTGAGTTTGAGCCAACCTTAGTAGCTGGCTTTAAGGGAATGCTTAGAGAGACTATTAAAAGAGCGCCCAAGCGCACAGAAAGACCTATCCTACCCGAAGGTACAGAGACAGGGAAAATAGGACCTTATAGCGTTATTAAAGATGCCAAGCCAGCACAAGCAGAGGCTATTGAAAAAGCCACTCCAACCATGCCGACTACGGGTAAACCCTCACCCACACCAACAGAGGTTGCGGCTGGTGTGCCAGAGACTGTGTTTAACCTAGATTTGATTGATGGCCCAGATACATTTAAACAGCACATTGAAGCTGTCGCTAGGTCAGTTGGCGCAGATAAGTTTGAGAGAATTAGCTATACCGATTTCGCTGCTAAGGCATCTGCTGAGGGATACGATGAGGCATTTGTTGCTAGGTTGATAGATCCAAGCGTGGCCACAGAGGCTGACTACGGCAAGGCATACAAGATGCTATTGGTTCAGTCTGATGCCAGCAAGAGAACCTATGACCTTGGCTTAAAGGTTAAAGAGGCTAAGGCTAACGGCACACTAACAGACGAACTGTCTTCAGAGTTCTTGCAAGCCATTGCCTATGAGGGTGTTGTTGCTAAGGCAGTTAAAGGTAGACAAGTAGATATTGCTAGATCCCTTGGTATTTTCTCCCAGGCTAGGCAGTCATCAGTTAACAGAGGTGAGATGCTTGCTGGTTTAATGACAGAGGCTGGTGGCATTGAGTCTGCATTTGACCTAGCCAATAAGTACACAGCGTTATCAAGCAAAGCTGCAATGGCAAATCTTGCAGATAAAGCAATATCAGGGACTCTTAAAGATGTGTGGTTCTCAACTTGGATTAATGGTCTATTGTCTAGCCCAGTAACCCATGCTAAGAATATTGCTGGTAACTTATTCTTTGGCGCATTACAGATGCCAGAGCGAGCTGTTGCATCCTTTATCGGCAAAGGTAGAAACCTATTGTTTAAGGGTGGCGAAGAGGCTATCTCAATGAATGAGGTATATGCTCAAGCTGCTGGGTTCTTGCAAGGTATCAGAGAAGGTGGAGAAATAGCTGCTACTGCATTTGTCAAGAATACGTCAACCGATCCATTCACTAAGATTGAAACTGGCCGAGTTGGGCGAGATGCATTTGACATTGACTTTGGTGACTCTGAGACAGGCAAAGCGCTTAGTAACGCATTGCGTTATTGGGGCAAATTCGTTACATTGCCTGGCAGAGCGCTTATGGCAGAGGATGAGTTCTACAAAGCAGTTGGCTATCGCATGGAGTTAAATGCTCTTGCAGTTCGAGAAGGTGACAGAACATATAAAAAATTAATACAGTCTGGCCTTACTCCAGATGAGGCAGCTAAACAGGCATCTGACCTAACAGCTAGTTTACTTGCCAACCCAACACCAGATATTGACGAGGCTGCTAAGGCTGTATCTCGTACAGTTACGTTTACTCGTGAGCTAGAGCAGTCATTACAAGGCTTGCAGTCAGCAGCTCAGAATCCATTAATTAAGATATTTGTACCATTCGTTAAGACTCCAACCAATATTGCTTTAGAGGC